AGAATGGGGAAAGGACGGATACCCTGCGGCACTATGGCCGCTCGACCCGGTGAGAACCTCCGTCGCTCTCGACGTATCGACGGGCAAGCTTCAATACCGAACACAGAACGCACGAGGCGAAGTGTTCGACCTTCAGCCTGAAGACGTCCTGCACTTTAAGGCCTTTACAAAGGACGGCATTGTAGGCATACCTCCGTGGAAGACCTTAGTTGACGAGCTCGACAGTCAGAATGCGATAAAGTCCTTCATCAGTGACTTCTACCGTAATGGTACCCTCTCAAGCGGGGTCCTTAAGACTGCGACAAAGCTAAATGCCGAGGCTAAACAGAAGATCCGAGAAGAATGGGAAAAATTAAACGCCGGCACGAATAACGCCGGTCATGTAGCCGTCCTTGACGTCGGCCTGGACTTCCAACAGCTCGGCATGCAACTTGACCAGGCTCAGTTCCTCGATACCCAGAAGTTCGGCATTACGGAAGTGGCTAAGGTCTACCGAGTACCGCCACATAAACTGGCACAGCTCGACCGAGCTACATATGCTAATGCTGAAGCGATGGGGCTCGATTATATCAAGACAACGCTCTTGCCGATATTCACTCAATGGGAACAGGAAATAAACTACAAGCTCTTTACCGATAAGGAAAGGGCTTCTTTTTATGTCAAATTCAATGCGGCCGCCGAGCTCCGAGGAGACAGTACCGCCCGTGCCGGATACTACCGAGACATGCTCAACAACGGCATCTACACCATTAATGAAATCCGTGAGATGGAAGAAATGGACGGCATCGGCGCTGACGGCGATAAGCACTTCGTGTCGCTGAACTATACGACTCTCGAGAACCTCGGCAAGCCGATTGATACACCGCCGAAAGGAGGTGAGGGGGAATGAAGCGATTAAGTTGTTTTAATATTCGCAACGAGACGGACCGGTCCGCAGACGTCTACATTCACGGCGACGTCATCGATGATGACGCTAAGGCGTGGCTGTCGGACTACGACGGGAATACGTTCGCGGGGTATGTGCTGCCTGTTGATGTACGAGATAGCCTCGAAGCGCTGAAAGGTAAAGACCTTACCATCTACGTCAACAGTGACGGCGGCAGTGTACCCGCAGGTGTGACCATTGCGAATATGATTCGAAGACACGACGGGCACACCGTCGGCGTTGTGGACGGGTGGGCGGCAAGCATTGCGAGTGTTATCTTGTTCGCGTGCGATGAAATCAGAATGCCGAACAATACCTTCCTGATGATTCATAAGCCGAGCGCGGCCTGCTGTGGGGACGCTGATGACATGCTAAGAGTAGCGACCATGCTCGACACGGTCCAGGACGGCATTGAACAGGTCTACCGCGCTAAGGCGAAAGACGGCACGACGGATGAGATGATTCATGATGCCGTAGAAGCTGAAACTTGGTACACGGCAGCCGAAGCGGCCGAGTTGTTCGATATCGCCGTCGAAGATGCCGCCGTTCAGCTCGTAGCGTGCAGCAAGGGCCTAGGATTTAAGGACATGCCTGAAGCTGTGAAGGCGGCCAAGACCGCCACAGAAGAAGAAAAGCCGACCGACAATACCGATGAACGTATTCGTCGGCTTCATATTGAACTCGAATTACTTAAATAAGGAGGACAAAACCTTGACAGAAAAAGAAAGAGAATTACGCCAGTTAATGGCCGAAAAACAGACCAAAATTCAAAACCTTTTAGCGGATAACCGCATCGATGAAGCAGAATCCGCAACGGAAGAACTCAAAGCGATCCGTCGTGAGTTCGATATCGTGCAGACGATGAACGATGTCGTTCCTGCGGCCGCTCCGTTTGTCGGTACGCAACCGAGAGAAGAAGCGAAAGACGTTGACACGACTCACGTATTCGCTCAGCTCTTACGTAATCGCCACGATTCTCTCAGCGATACTGAGTTATCCTTTGCCAAGTCTATGGCCGTACGTAATGCGGCGAACATGAACGAAGGCGCGGGAGAAGCGGGCGGCTTCATCGTTCCGACGGACGAACAGACGAAGATTAACGAATTAAAGCGCGCCTTGAATCCGTTGTCTGCATTAGTACGCGTCGAAAATGTAAACACGATGAGCGGCACAAGAGTTCTCGAAAAAGCGTCCGATATGACGCCGTTCGCGTCTGTGGCAGAGTTTGCCGCTATTGGCGAAATCGACGGGCCGAAGTTTACCCAGGTTAAGTACGCTATTAAGAAGTTCGCAGGCATCTTACCTATCTCCGAAGAACTCTTGGCAGATTCTGACCAGAACCTCTTAGCGTATGTGAACGGATGGCTTGCTAAGAAGTCCGTAGCGACGGAAAACGCTCAGATTTTAGCTGTTCTTAAGACGCTTACGAAGGCACCTTTGACGAATTTGGACGGCATCAAAGAAATCTTGAACGTCACACTCGACCCGACGATTTCCTTGATGTCTTCGGTGCTCACCAACCAGGACGGCTTCAACTTCCTTGACAAGCAAAAGGACACGGACGGTCGCTACCTCTTACAGCCCAATCCTTTGGACTCGACTCAGAAGCTCTTGTTCGGTAAGCCTGTAACGGTTGTATCGAATAAGGTGCTGCCGACCGACACGTCTGTAGCAAGCACGAAGAAAGCACCGGTCATCATTGGTAGCTTCACAGACGCAGTCGTTCTCTTTGACCGTCAGGCTACGACGCTTACAGGTACGTCTGTGGGCGGCGACGCATGGAAGCGCGATAGCTACGACGTAAAGGCAGTAACGCGTATCGACGTTCAGAAGTTCGACGACAAAGCCGTTGTATTCGGCGAGTTAACCGTATAAGGAGCTGACGCTTCATGTTACTGAATGACGTAAAGCTCTATCTGCGAGTCGATGACTATACGGAAGACGAAGTCATTCAGGGCATGATAGACGCAGCCAAGCAGTATATTCAGATGGGTACGGGCGTTACGTTCGATGAGACGAACGCCCGTCATCTGTTAACACTGAAGATGATAGTAGCCCATTGGTACGATAATCGGGGGCTCGTCGGGAATACGACGGAGCTTCCGTTCACCGTCACCGCACAGCTACTTCAGATTGAAGCCGAAAGGAGCGAATAAAGTGAGTGATGTAATTCAACACGCTAAGGTCATTGAACCGTGCGTATATAAGAACGAATTCTATGAAGTCGACGATATCATTACGGGAACAGAAGAAGAAATCGAACAGCATGTCCACTTCGGATACGCTGTTCCGACAGAAGAAGCCCCCGTAGCTGAAGAAGTCGTGGAAGAACAGCCCGCTGAAGAACCGGCTGAAGAAGAAGCTAAGAAAGGCAAGAAATAATGACAACCGTATCCGACCTCAGGTCACGGGTCGAGCTCTATAGACCGGCTGTCGAGTCTGACGGTCAGGGCGGGTATGACGAACGCATGGACTTTGTGAACACGGTTTGGGCTCAGGTCCTGAAGCCGAGGTTCTGGGACGGTGAAGCGGGCGGCGGTCCTGTAGCCGGTATTACTCAGGGCATAACGATTCGATACCGTGAGGACGTCGGGTACGACTGGCAAGTCGACTATAAGAATGTACGATACCGCATCATTCATATCGAATACGGAGAACACCGAGACATGATGACGCTGACGTGTACAGCCGTCGAACACCACGGATAGGAGAGGCCTATGTATATTAAGACGAATCTCGATGACGTGACCTTCAAGGCGACGGCTGACCTGTCGAAGCTTAATGACCTGACGAAGGAGCGGATCCGTGACGTGGTGAGGCAGAAGGCTGCTGAAGTCCAGGCTAAAGCGATTGAGCTTGTGCCGAAGGACACGGGAAAGCTCGCTAGTCAGATTCACTTAGAATTCGTGAACTCCGAGAAGACGACAGCCGCCAAGGTCTATACGAAGAACAAGATAGCACACTTCGTCGAATACGGGGCGGGCGGTACGGTCATCGTACCGAAGAAGAAGAAAGCCCTTGCCCCCGGAGCCACGGGTTGGTTCATGGCGAAAGCTGTTATACCGGCTCGAGCAGCTCATCCGTTCATGAAGCCTGCTATCGACTTCGTACGGCCGTCTATCGAGTCGGCGATTAAGGAGGCTATTATCCGTGATAAGTAGAATCCCGTTCAACGCGGTACAGCAGAACGTCTATCAACTGCTCTCAACCGGGCAGACGATACCGACGTATGACAGTGTCCCGACAGGACCTGACTATATGCCGTATATCGTTCTCGGAGAGTTCCACGGCTCGCCCGTGAATGAGAACAAAACGACGGTGTATCACACAGTATCTCAGCAGATACACGTATGGACGAAAGGAAAAGGCAAGAAAGAAGTAAACGACATTCTCGATGACGTCGTTCATTTACTTACGAAGTACGATTTAAATCTCAACGGATATACGCAAATCGGTACAGCGACTATATCGCAGTATCAAGCGTATCAGGAGCTCTATGCGGATAAGACAAGCGCTTATCACGGGGTCTTGTCTGTTGAGTGGGTACTTCAGCAAGAATTAAATTAAAGGAGGACAATAATGTTAACAGAAGATAAAATTAAGAACCTTCCTGTTATGGAAGACAACACAACGGCGGTAGCCGGTAAAGACACCCTGGTCTATATCGCCCTGGATAACGCTCCGACATGGCTGCTCCTGGGCGGTCAACGTAACAACCCGTTATCCCGCAAGGCTGATTCTATCGACGCTACGTCGAAGGATAGCGGCAACTACGGCGATAAGCTCCCCGGCATGCTCAACTGGACCATGTCTTATGAAGGCTTATATGTTATGAACGACGAAGCGGTCGAAATCTTAGAGAACCGCTTCAACAACCGTAAGCCTGTATTCATTCGTCAGGAATATCCGGACGGATCTTACCGTACGGGTTGGGCGTCCGTTACAACGCTTGATGAAGACCACAGCTACAGCGGCGTTTCTACCCTGAAAGTGACGTTCGAAGGAAAAGGTGCTATCTCCGATATCCAGAAGCTCTCGGCTGTACCGAACCTCGGTGCGTCTACGAGCACAGTATCGAAGGCGGCCCTCAACGATATCTCGATTGCGATTACGCCGGCCGAAGCCAATGTACGTTCTGTAATTATGGCCGACGGCACGAAACTCTATCAGGAAACGGACTACACCTACAGTCAAGGCGCCTTGAAGCTCTTAAAGACAGGAGCACTCAAGGACCACATCGTAGTCGGAGACAACCTCATTACGATTACGATTACAGCCGACGTCAAGCTTACGTATAAGCTCAAAGTCACGGCTTAGTAGAAGGGAAAAGAAGGAGCGGTCGAAAGGCCGCTCTTTTTTATTATTATCCGTAAAGGAGATATGAAGATGAAAACAACACGGACGCTCACCGTCGGTGATAAACGATATGAAGCATACCTTACGATTAAAGACATGCGAATGATAGAACGAGAAATCAGTCAGTCCCTCTTATCGATATTTGACGCCAGTTCGATTGCTGTCGTGTCTCGAATGACAGCGAACCTCGGCATTGACCTTGTCATGGCTACACTGCGGTACGCACTGCACGATGAGCGACACGGCAAACGGACTGATGACGAGTTATACGACCTCATTGATGAGTATTGTGCGGTCGAAGGTCAGACCATGGACGACCTCGGCGGCTTTGTTATTCAGCTGATATTCGATACGGGGCTCTACAACAAGGTCAAATTCAAACCCGACACGGGTAAGGCAAAAAACGCCGAACCGACGACACCAAAGAAGAAGGAACGGTAGTCGTCGGCTCGATGGAAGAATGGGTCGAGGCGGCTGAGCCCGTCGCATACGGCATGCTAAACCTCAAGCCGTATGAGTTTGAGGAAATGCAGATACGAGAATTCAACGCTATGGTACAGGGACACCTCAGGCGTAAGCGAGAACGAGATGAGATGAACGCCTACTTCACGTATTGGCAGATGAAACCTCATCTCGGAGAGAACTCTTCACTTACGCCGGCCGACATCTTGGCGCCGCTCTACCCTGACGCTAAGCCCGACCTGAAAGAAGATAAAGAAGAATTAATGAAAGCGTTTGGCATGTAAAGGGGGATAGCCATTGGCAACTGTTGCGGATTTACTTATAAAAATTGGTGCGGACGGCAGCGGGCTGTCTTCGGAATTAAATAAAACAAAGCAAGAAATACAAAAGACATTCTCGGCCAGTCCGATAAACGAATTCTCGGGAAGCGTTGACACAGCGACGGGCAAGGTCAACTCTATGATCGGAAGCCTTACAAAGTTTGCGGGCATTGCCGCGGCGGGTTTCGGCTTGAACGCCATCGTAGAAAGCGCCGTGAATGCGGGAGAATCGCTATATCAGGTACAACAGAGATTCAACCTCACGACAGCCGAAGCGGCTAAACTTTCAGGCGTGCTCAAGATGACTGGCGGCGACGTAGAGACGGCTGCCAAGTCGATTATGAGACTCGATAAGAACCTAGCCAACAACACGGCAGAAGGTCAGAAGGCGGCTGCCGTCTTATCACAGATGGGGCTGTCACTCACCGACTCGACAGGCAAGATGAAGCCGATGAACGAACAGCTGGCAGTCTTGGCCAAAGGCTATAAAGCAGCCAACGAGGCAGGGCAAGGTCAGGAATTTCTCATGGCGACCCTCGGCACGAGAGGACTCGCCTTAACTAAGACCCTACTTAATTATGAAGAAGCGGCACAGCGGGTCTCGAAGATTAAGGGCACGGGTCTTGACCCTAAGCAAATGCATGAAGCCTACATGCAGATTCAGGAAGTTAATATGCAGTTCAGTAAACTCGGCACGGTAGCCGGGGGAGCCCTTGCACCGCTTGTCATGGAGATACTCCCTCAGGTCATGGACGGATTGTCGCACACGGCGAACTTCATCCGTCAGAACAAGGATGAAATCAGTACCGTCATTGTTACCATCACTAAGCTCGTGGCGGCATATGAAGCCCTAAAGCTTGCGAAAAAGGGAGCAAGTGTCATCGGTGGCGTCGTAAGCTCGGTACAAGATACCGTAGCCGACCGAACGGCAGACGCTCAACAGCAAGCCCTTACCAAGGCTCAAGAACGAAGAATTAATAAGGCTATCGCCGATAGCGATCGCATGTACGCACAGATGAGGCGCGAAGCGGTAAAGACAGCTAATCAGCAGAACCTTTCAGCCGAAGAGACGCAAATGTTCATGGCTGAGAAGTTTACCCAGATAGGACTAGAGTCGGCACAGGCGGCCGAACGGATTCGAGTAGAGATGACAAGAGCCTTTGCGGCGGTCAACGTGGAAGCTGAAAAGAGTGCTGCCATTGTATCGGAGTCCGTGAAGGCCTCTACCTATACGGCTGA